GTTGATTCCATTCTGTCAGGAATGGATAAACACCGTATAAGTTGACTGGTAATTCACCCAGTTCAATGTGTTCAATAAACTGCTTGAACTGTTCATAGTCCTTTGGATATAACAGGATGCCGATACCGCCCGCCTTTTCAATTTCTCTAAGGTTGTATAACTGCAAGTCTGACGGTCTACCGTTTGGTGCTTTCAGTTCGATTCCTAAAAACCAACCGTTGAAACAAACCAACAGGTCAGGAATACCGCTTTTTGTATAAGCAGCACCACCCCAGTATTTCAGTACCCAAGCACCCTTGTCCTTCAGGAACTTCTTGACCTTATTTTCAAAGTTTTTTTCTGCTGCCATTTACTCACCGCCCAACTGTTCATTGAACTGCATCTGATAATTCAGAATCTTTTCTGTGTAGTCTGTGGAATAAATGCCTTTTTCCCATAACCGGGCAGCGGCATCTTCACCCATGTTGTACGCCATCAGTACCATGTTGGTATCTTGATACCGTTCATATAACTTTCTAAGTACGAATACGCCCGCCCTGATATTTTGGTATGGGTCTGTGAAATCCGTAACCCCAAGGGTATCAGTCAACCACTGGTGATTCATTTCATTGATCTGCATATAACCATAATCATGTGTTGCACTTACAACTGACGGGTCAAAACTGCTTTCATTCTGTATCAGTGCCATGACAAGAGTAAAATCAAGGTTGTACCCGGTACAAAGGTAATATGTAAATTCCTGTTGTTCTTCCGGCATCTTGCAGTCAAGCGGTGTGAAGTCCAAGTCACCCGCACCCCAGTCAAGGGAAATTTCCTGTGTGAAAGTTCTGTTATCATACGCCCCATATACAAGGGTTTCTGTGTTTGACCGTTCAAGTCTGCGTTCCGTTGATTTCTCTTTATTCTTGGCTGTTATATGAGTTTTCAGGGTATATCCTGACACACTACCAATCACCAAACCAATACCAAGTGCAGCACCAATCAGAATCAAGACCCTTTTGACCATTGCCGACTTTCTCATGCTCTTTGAATAGTTCAATTTTCATCACCCCTTTCAGTAATTTTCAAATAAATGATTCCGGGAATTATCAGAATCGCACCAAAGATGTATTCTTTCAGGTGTGCGGTAAGTGGTTCATATATTCCCATTTCAACCGCATAATCAGATGCACCAACTGCACCAATAATCAGGAACACACCAATGAACGCCATGATTCCAAATATCCAGTTAAGTATCTTTGAAAAGTTCATCTGTCAATTCCTTCCCTTCTTTTAATGCTGCAAGATTCTTTTCTTCAACCGTACCTTTCACCAGTAAGTAATAGTAAAAGCACGGTTTGGCTTGTCCTATGCGGTGAATACGCTTCTTTGACTGCTCCCACAAATCACATGACCCTTTGCCAAGTGGCAGTGTGTAATATATGATTTTGTTTGCTTTCTGATAGTTACCACCCATTGCACCCGCCTGATACTGAATGAATGTGATTGAATCATCTGCATTTTCGTATGCTGTCAGGTCTTTCTTCTGACCGTTTACAACGGAATAAGGTCTGTTCAGATCATTCAGCACCCGTTGCATTGCATCCAGTTCAGCGGTGAAGTTGTAAAACACAATCAGTCTATCTTCTGTTGATTCAACCAAGTCCCGCAAGCCTTGCAATTTTTCTTTGTGGTATTGCCCGCATAACTGCCGGGCATATAACATTTTTGTCAGGCTGTTATCACCGACCAGTTCAATACACGGGTTTTCATTCTCACTGTCTGAATCATCAAACTTGCAGTAATTCAGCGTATCAAACAACAGGTAACTGTTCTTGGTAAAATACTTGTACGCCTGTGTGGACTTAAAGAATATTTTCTGTTCAGTCTGTTCAGGAAGTTCAAGAACTTCACTTGTTTTCATAAAGATACAGCCATAACTTGCAAGTTTCTTTTTCAAGTGTTCCGTGTGCTTATACCCGGTGATAACCTCACGCTTGAACCCGTCCCCGTTCTCAACCCATTCTGTCACAACATAACTGTTGTAAAAGGCTTTCTTTGTAATGTTCCACCCCAACAACTGCACCTGTGACCACAACCTTTCATATTTCCCGGCTGTCGGTGTTCCTGATAACAAAATCACGCTTTCAGGTTTCATTTTCAGAATGAATTTTGACCGCTTGGCGGTTTCATTGGTAATAAGGCTTGATTCATCAAGCATCAGGGTAAACCCCTGTAATTTCAGTAACCAATCACGCCTGAACGCTGTTTCATAATTGATGACACCAACAATCTGAATATCCGTTTTGTATAATTCCTTGGTGTCAACCAGTGTCCTGAAATTGATTGCTTCACTTTTCTTGGTCAAGTTCATCACCCTGTCACTTTGGTAATAATCTTTGAAGTGCTGCACCCAGTCATCTATCTTTGACTTCTGACAGATGACCAAGTTCACCGAATTATTCAGCAAATACATTTTTTCAGCACCTACAAAGGTTTTACCCAGTCCCATATCAAGATAATACGCACAACGGTTGAACTGTTCAGTTCTGTTCAATGCTTCTTCTTGGTGGGGCATGAAATGCAGATCATTCATCTACCCTGATACCCGTACACTGGAAGAAGATTTCAGCATCAAAGTTTGGTATTGTCTTGATAATATTCTTCTGACGGTCTGACAAGCTGCCCCACCATATCTGACCACATTCAGATTCATCAAGCACTTTCAGGTAACCGTCTGTTGTCTTGTATTCCGGGTGCTGTTCCTTTTCTTCATCAGTCATATTGTCTGACCAAATCCATTCAACAACATCCTTTGGTATCTGATTCAGTAACCACCTTGCATCAGATTCATACCAATCACGATAGGTCATATTTGACGGCTTATTGAACAGCATGATCTTCTGTTCTTCTGTATTAAAACAACCAGTATTGAAAGAAGATTTGTTCCAGTCCCCGGTGTTCCAGTCCCCGGTGTTCCTGTTCCCGGTGTTCCAGTCCCCGGTGTTCCTGTTCCCGGTGTTCCTGTTCCCGGTGTTCCTGTTCCCGGTGTTGCAGCGACCCGTGCAATTCTTTCCGATATTGACGATTCGCAACACTTCATCCCACGGGATTTCACGCACGATTTCCAGTTTATCAGTGCAAGACTTGTCACCTTCTGTTCTTACATCACCATAAGCAATGACTTCTGCAACCTTGTTTTCACTGTTGAAACTGTAATAATTGAAACAGTCGGCAGCAGTCTGACAGAAGTGCATACCATGACCGCAAACATCAAGTTCCCCTTCTTCCTCAAATTTTCCGGGGCAAGTGTACTGTTTAGTGTTACCATTAGGTGAACAAGTCCAATCAGGTCTGAACACTTTGAACCCATGCACTACATTCTGAACGGTATTGTTATTTTCCATTTTCCTATTCCTCACTTTCTAAAAATGCAACAGCCTTGTCATAGTTGCGTTCTATCATTTTAAGTTCATCTTTTCCACGTTCTTCTGAATCACATACTGAACGGTAAATTTCATCATTTCTTAGTGCTGTGACCTCATTGGTTATCAGATCAGTGATGACCTGTGGTTCAAGTGCATCCAGTTCCCAAGATTCATTGCCGTATTCATCAATATACTTTGATGCTCTACTGTCAGTGATCTTTGCCGGGTTAGGTGGTGGGTTATATGTACCAATCTGATTCATGGTCAGTGCTACACGCTTCACATACACATCAGCACCGAACATCTGCAAGCGTTCCTGAATATCCCTTGTCATATCAATACCGCTTGGGTCATGGTCACCTAAGTGAATAATCACCCTGTTATCACGGTAATCTTGACTAATGAAACGCTGTGCTGCTGACCACATTTCTGACTGTGAAGTGTAACCCCTACATGAAAAATATGGTGTGTCAAGTGGTCTGCAAGCCTGTCCCACAATATCAACTAAGGCATCCTTTTCAACCCACACTTCAACGTAGTTCGGTTGACCGTCCCACTTGTTCAGCAGATAACTGTATCTTGCAGATGCGATCACATCAGCCGGATTGTCCCAGTGACTATTGCTTCTAAGGTTGCGGGTTCTGTCTGTGATGCTATGCCAGTCAATCAACCCGGCAAGTCTACCGTCATTGATAAGATTTCCAATGTTCTTATAACTGCGTTCATTGTTGGGGATGTACCCACGGGCAACTAACTGATAATATGCCTGTCTAAGTGTCAGTTCATATCCCTGTGCCTGATATTCTTCAACCACCTGATTCACAAGGTTTATCAGTTCAAGACTTTTCTGCTGAAACTTAATGCTTTTATACTCAATCTTTGGCATCAGATCACCCCTTCAATTTCTGCAAAACGCTTTGCATTGATGAAATATGACCAACGGTGTTCACTGGTATGAATCGCATACCCCCAAGGGAAAACGCCCTGTTGTAACCCAAGTGCTATTGTGTTGGTGTGCTTATGCATCAACTTAGCAACTTCATGTACTGTCAAGGTTGGGATGCCATCTTCACACTTGGAAGGTTTGAATGTCACCGGGGTTTCTTCCTGTTCAAAATAGTCAGGGGTAAGTCCAAGTGATACTGCAATATCACTTTGAACCTGTTCTGACGGTGTGGTCTTGTCATTCAGGTACATACTGATTGACCCCTTACTTTTCCCGGTCAATCCAACAACTTGTGCCTGATTGATCCCTAACTGCTGCATAGCCTGTTTCAACTTTTCGCTGAATTTCATAATTTATCACCTATCCTTTCTTTATTGTGGACTGACAATCCACATTTTAGGTAAAAAAAATCTCCATAACTTCATCATCTGTCAAATGAAGAAGTTCTTTCAAGATCATTACCTCACTTGCTTTGAACTCTGTTTCATTGTTGAGTTTTTTCAAAAACGCCTGATAAGAAACCCCAACCTGTTTAGCAACGTAAACCAATTTGAAACCACAAGCATCAATTTTTTCTCTTAATAAATTACCTTTAATCATCTTATTTTTCACCTTCCTTTTCATCATCAGGGAACGCATTATTGTTATACTGTTTCCTGATCGTTATTCTAACAACTCCTGATTCCAACTGTTCAAATGATGTTTCCTTGAACTTTTGCGGTTTGCCTTTTTTCAGGCTTTCTATGTACGCAAGATATTCAAGTTTGGTTGGAAATTCAAGAATCTGTTCAATCCATGCTGCAACTATTTTCTTCACATAACCACCTTCTTTCTAACATGAACCACCGTCAGCACCATGAAATGCACCAACAGGATAATTCCAATCATTTGTGTATATGTCATCTGTGTTGAACTCACCAGTAAGTATTGAATGTATTGCTGCTTTATCCTTCCAACACACGCAAGACTGTGTATCACCGATAAATTCATCAAGATTCTTTTTGTTATCCAGTGTGAACCCAAGAACTTCTTCATCATGCCTTAGTGCAGCATAATCATCAGGGAAAAGTTCTTTTACTCCGGCAAATAACCGGGGTGTTGAAAATATACACATCATACAACTGCATCTGTTCCAACCTATCCTGTAACATGGGTGTGGGTTTATATGATGCCGTTTCAGCAGTTCCCACACATCCTTTTCAGAATAATCAATGCAGCACCGCCATTGATGAACAATTCTGTGTGCCTTGGCTTCTGCATTGGTGCGGTGTATTTCCATTTCATTGTACTTTGACCGTCCGGCAGATTCACCACGGCGTTCACCTGAAACAATCAAGATTTTCTTGTCACGTTTGGTTTCTTCAAGATTGGCTGTCACACTGTCCTGAACCGCTGCTTTTAAGTTACCACTACACCAACGCCCTGAATGTGTACCACCTTTTGCGGGGAATTTATGTCTTTTACCACCCAGTTCTTCAAGTTCACCAAGGTGGTCAAGATTACTGACAACCGTATCTGCAACACATATTTTCAGATATGCAGAACACCAACGCCGTGACAGATCACCAGTTTTTGCGGGGAACTTCATTCTATAACCGTACTTTTTCAGAAGTTCTTCCATTTCCTCTGTTGCCTGTTCTTTCAGTTCTTTGCATTTCAGATAATTGCTTGAAAGTTTGCACTGCTTTACTTCACCAGTATCAGGGTCAATCCATTCAATGGGTTCTGATGCACCTATCCGATACAATTCACCAAAGAAACCATTCACCCTGTATGAAACCCTTAACTTGATACCCTCTGCATCTGCAAGTGCTTTTACATAGTTTTGGGTACATTTCCAGTCCATACGCCTTGAAGGATGCCCGCCGTCAATATCGTGATGCCAAAACTCTATTCTTTCTTTTGGTACACCAAGTTCAAGAAGTTTTAGGTAACAAGCAACTGAATCCTTACCGCCGGAAATCAAAACAACTATCAGATCATATTCTTCAAGTGGTAAAAGTTCCGGCAAATAGATTTTCTTGAAATGCTCTGAATCAGTTCTACCGTCAACCCTTGGTTTCAATTTGATGCCCTTGCCATATATCGGTGCATCAGGAACACCCAATTTGACAGGTGTTTCCTTGGTGCAATCCGCATCTTTTATGAAATCAATCATTGCCTTCATCCTTTCCCAGTTCCTTCAAAAAGTTGTCTATTGTCAGCACACCTTAGTACAATCAGGGGTGTCTTTCCTTTATCAGATTTCACATTAAAAT